TAATTCTGTTACCGATGCGTAGTTGTCTAATTAAGAAGTCAATTATTCCAAGCGTTCTTAATGTTGCTAAACTGACATCGTAATACATTTTTGTTTTGCTCTCGTATGTCAGATAGACTCTCTGTATTAAGAAATCCTCGTTAATTCCTAAACTCTCACTCTCTATGTTAATAACCATACCTGCTCTCAATCCTTTTCTATCTGTCGTAAATCCCGCTTCATATATCTCTTCTGAATATGCTTCTAACTCTGCTTGTGCGAATTGTTTAGCTTCTTCAATACTTTTAATTTTTCTATCTTCTTTGAAAAACTCTGCTACTCCATACTTAGCAACAGAATCATCATCTTGAACTTGAATAATAATAGGATAAAGTGGACGCCCTGATATTAAAACTTCTCCAACCTCTGGTGCTTCTCTAAATCTAACATATTTTTCACCAAAGCTCCAGAAACAATCAAAACTTTCTTCTGCGTCTAAGTAGTCAATACCTACTGTTTTTAATTCTCCGTTAACTCTAACTTCTGGAACTGTTCCAAACTTATTAACTAATGAAAATGTTGTCCTAACACCATCACTGTTATATATTTCTGTTCTCAAGTTTCCTTCAACCTCACCGCCTCTAATCATAACTCTATTCCTCAATTGACTTGAATCCTGAACAATATGTAGTGTTTTTTGAATATAAGTGCCGTTATCATCTCTTATTGAGAAAGGAGCTAATTTATCGTATTTTTCAAAGAAGTTTATATCCTTATCGTAATCAACATACCAACTGTAGTTTGTTAACTCTGATAACCTATTCAAACACTCAGATAAGCTAATCTTATCAAATACTATTGTCTCTACTGGTATATCACAATTGACATTATTAGTTGTAAAAAAATCTCTACCATACTTATCAATTAGGTCTTCAATTATTTCTTTAACTGTTTTTCTTCTATATCTTTCTGTAGCGATATATCTTGATAGAACACTTGTATAATCCTCGCAGGATATGAACATTTTTGATGTCAGTCCTGCGTCTGCTACTCTCTCTATCCTTGTTATTATTCCCGCAAACTCTTTTACTCCGTCAATTATTAACTCAACATCATTATTTATCTCTGGACTCTCAATCGTGTCTTTTTCTATCAATCTAAAATCAAGAGAACTGTTGCCACCAATCTTATCATTTTTAACTATTGTATTAACATCAATATCAGATGTCCTATCTATTGAGTTAATCTTTATAATTGTCATAATTTAACTTCTCTTTTTAATCTCTCTATAATTTTATCTCCTATGTCTTCTGCCGCTCTCTCTGACATATAATATCCTCCGTTGATATTAACTACGATGCTATTACTTGAACCTGCTGGAGATACTGACTCACCCTTGTGAAGCATATACATACCTGTTCGTGGAACACTATCTATTCCAAACTGGTATCCGCCTAAAATAGATTTTCCTATATTAGAAACCGAAGATACTGCCCCTCCAATCGTTGACCCGATACTATCTATTGCACCCTTTACACTTGAAACAATATCTCCGATGACATCAAACTTGTCTTGAAACCAACTAACAAAACCATCTATAATTGGTTTCATAAAATTAACTGCTGAATTAACCATATCTTTGATTCCTCCCCATAATCCATTCCATATTTTTGATACTTCTTCTGAAACTGTTGAAAATATATTCTTAATGTATGTCATCATACTTTCAATGGCATTTTGAATGTCTTTGACTGAAATACCAAATATATTAAGAAACATATCTATTAGTCCTACCCAGAAAGAAATATAATCGTATATAAAATCACCGATTTTTTTAAGTATTCCTTTTATAAGGTTAAGGATATTATTCCATATCATCGTCGCTTTATCAGATATTTCTTCCCAATTCTTCCATAGTAAAACTCCAACCGCTATCAGTCCCGCAATTGCTCCTACAACTAATCCTATTGGAGACATAATGAATGAAAGAATTGCACCGAATGCACCGAATCCTGCAATCAATGATGGCAATAGTAATCCCAATGTTCCAACAACCGCTATTATTCCAGTTATTGCCATTGTTGCTATTATTATATTTCTAACAAGTGTTTGATTTTCTTCTGCAAATTTTGATATATTTTTTATTAACGGAATAATTATATCTGCTAATGTTTCAATTACGGGCAATAAAGATTCTCCTAAACTAACAGAAGCGTCTGCTGTTTCCTTCCTAATCTGTTGCATTTTTTCTCCAAAAGATAATGATAACTCTCCTGCAAGCTCTAAATCTTTTGTTCCGCTTTCCATTACTGCATTAAAAATAGACTGCGACTTCTCTGCGTCTGTCATTTCATCAACCGTCTTTCCTAATTGTTTTGCATAAGCCTTCTGTGCCGCTTCTTGCTTAATAATAATACCTAAATTATCCAAAATCAAAGGAGAACCCCTACCAATACCAGTAACAATATCATTAAACGCTTGTGTTGTATCTAATCCCAAAGCTCTACCTTTGAGCCTAGCAATTTCCATTAATTTTGTAATATCATCAATGTTATTACCAACTCCTAAAGCCATAGCTTTATTAACAGAAAGCATTAAATCAGTATTTGAAACAGTACCCATTGAAACCTCGTTTAATTTATCAATAAGCTTATCTCCGTCAATTCCTATCTGGTCAGTCATTCTTGAAAAGTCTGTAGATATTCCTTGAAATTCTGAAGCACTGTCAATGGCATTTTTAGCTCCTAAAGAAATAGCTGTAAAAGCAGCCGTTCCTTTCAACGCCATCTTCTGAAAAGCTGGTTGCATATCTTTCACTTTTCCCTCTAGTCCCTTAACTTGAGATTCTACCTCTTTGATTGTTTGACCAGCTCTATTTTGTGCTTCTATGATAAAGGAGAGTGTTGCCATTTATTTTTTTCTCTTTAATTTTTTAATTTTTTCATTGTCAATCTCCAATTTGTCTATGATTGTTTGAATAAACCAAATTGGCTGGTCTAAGTATGTTTGATAATCCCAGCCGAATAGTTCACATATCTCTACTATCTGCATTGGCTCTGTCAACTTGCCTAACCTATACCACCTCTTAGAATCTATTCGGCTTGCTGAAAATCATCTCCCTTGACAATGCTATCAACTTTCTTAACTATGAAATCATAGTCCTTGCTCGGCATATCGTATACTCTGTTTAGAATGTCTTTCTTATCTCCATCTATTGAGATTACTACAAGCTCTATTGCCTTCTCTGTTGATTTTCTTTGTGCTTCTCCAATGTTAATCTCTGTTGAAGATTCTCCCTTTGAAGATATCGTCATTTTAGTATCTGTGATTGGTTTCATTATCTCCTGTTGCTCACGGCCAGTAATCCAATCCTTGAGTTCAACCTTGTGATTTTTTGTAGGTGTAATTATCTCCATATGTCTCTTAATTTAACTAATTATTAGCTCTCTTCTCCTTTAATATAATTCTCAGTTTGATTGATAACCTCTACAGTTATAGGCTCGTTGCCAATGCTGTCTTCTACTACAAAGTCAAACTCCTCGTGAACAATATCATCATTGCCACCTGATTTGTTCCAGTTATCAACTCTAAAACTTGGTATTGTAATTTTGATGGAGTTATTAGTTCCGTTAGAAAATGTAATCTCCATTGTTTTCTTTACCAAGTTCTCATAGTTCTCAAGCATTGTCGTGTCTTTGAATATCATTGATATTCTGCCACTGATATTCAATGACTTCCAAACTATCTCAGAGACATCGTTGTCGCTTGGGTTGTATATCAATTCTGCGTTGTTTGCTATTGATAGACTAAAATCTCTGACCTTAGCTTCTTCTCCTCCAATCTTTACCGTTGCGTTAGCAAATGTGTAAAGAATTGGACATTTTGTTTCCGCATCTAAAGAAGCTGTTTGCTCTACTGGGTATTTAGATAATATATCTGCGTTGATACTTGCTACATCATCTGCAAATGATATTTCTAAATTATTAACTACTGCGTTAGCGTATACTTCCTCATTGACAATGTTGTCAACATATATGGAGGCTGTTAAAGCATCACCTTCACTTCTTTTGATGGTGTGCTTAAAGTTTGCTCCCGATGGGGCTGATGATATATCTCCTAATGCCAATGCTAACAAGTAAGGAGATGTTTTGGGATTTAGCACTGCTTGTATTGTGCCTTCTCCCCATTTCTTTCCTTCTACAGAACCGCATCCTTGCTCCATTCGTGTTCCTCT